TCCAACTCTTTAAGCTCTGCTTCCAACTTATCTACTGTCTTGCTCATGTACTTCCTCCGTCTCTCTTTCTCGTAGGGTAACTTATGGCTTATGCTATAAAGCACAGGGTCACAGCTGCTTCCGTATTACTTAGTTAATAAATAAAGAACTTCTTCTAGGGCATTCACAGATCCCTGTGTATACCTTACATCATCTCTAACTTTTAGGACTACTATCAATGAGTCAATCTCATCCTCAATAACTTGCTTGAGTACTTTATTATTAACTCTTAATATAGCTTCCTTAGTTTCTTTAGTTAACTTCATTATCCACCATTTACTCCTCCAATTCTTAGGTCACTGGGAGTGGGCGGAGGAACCCTTCGGCATAAGCTATATCCCAGTGATTCGCAAAGGCTAACTATACTTGTGACTTATCATGCTCCCCAGTACCCATTGTCTTCAGTGATAGGGCAATGCTACGATTAGTTGCCTCCCTCTTCTGCTCAGTAGCTTCTTTGCTACTCTGGTACCTAAGAGCTTCTTTACCCTCAGATCCCTTAGCATTGATTAGGATGCCCTGCTCCTCTAGTTGTAGCTTACCCTGAGCTACCTCAAAGTCCTGGTCATTCTCCAGCTTACTTATCTGATTCTCATTAGCCTTGTTCTCCTGAACAATCTGTGTACCCTGATTACTACTAGCTCCTTGGATCTTAGCTACATCAATTGGTACATTGATCTTCTTCTCCTCTCTCTCAGCAGCAGCCTGAGCTCCCTTAGCATCAGATTGGTCCATCTCCTTAAGCTCCATCCTTGAGGGGACAATGGACTCAGGTAAATTAAGATCCTTAGCCATCTCCCTAAGTAGTGTTGCTCTACCGTCTCTGCCCATGATCTTCTGATCAGCAGCGTTAGCAGTGGTCTGGAGGAACTCATTTCTCTTAAGTTGCTGAGCTGATTTATTAACTAGGGATTGAGATCCTATAGCTACTACACTGATATCTCCAGTATAGTTACCCTCGCTCTTAAGCATTACATGGTAGAACTCTTGCTCTACCCTTGGTACAATAACCCCGTCATCAATGTGTCTGATGCTTCCCTTAATAGTCTTAGTACTTTGCTCAAGCATCATAGCTAATCCAGAGCTAGTACCACCAGCACCATTTTGATCAGGCTGTGCTCCATAGAGATACTTAGGGATACCAGTAGTATCATCAGCCATCTCCATAAACCTATTGAATACCCCTAGTAACTCAGTAGCATTGCTTGGGATATGAAAGAAGTCCAGTGGTCTACCTGAGTTACCCTGAGGATCTGATTTAACTTGCCATATTTTACCACCATAGATCTCGTCGATCTCCCCGTCATCAGCTAATCTATCAATAGTAATCATAGCCTGAGGGGATGCCGACAGACCTAGGTTCAGAGCTAGTGCTCTCACTGAGGCATTGCACATCCTCTGCTCACTAGACATAATCTTAGGTAAGGAGGTCCCCCAGAAGGAGCCAGGTCTGTTCTGGAAGCTAGCGAAGTAGTAGGGACTCCTGCCTAACGGGTCAGAGTTAATAATAATTTTAACTACTTTAGAGCCAATTAGGATAGCTTCGACATTCTGTACAGCGGAGGTACTGGGTAATCCGTAGCTCTCTAAGATCTTTGTAGGTATAGCTCCAAACCAGTGGATACCCTGTATCTCATCCTCTGAGGTATCTCCACCACTCTGGAGTTCCTGGTCTACTACCTGTTGATCAGCAGAGTTATTGAGGGAGTTCTGTGTCTGTACTGGGTTATCAATTGCATCCCTCAGTATCTCTTCATTGTACCCTGGTACTCCAATTAGATCATTTAACTCTGTTAAGGAGAACCTGAGTTTCTCTATGAAGATAGATTGATCAGGTGATGGATAGAAATCCATAGGGTTCACTCGTCTATTGAAGAAGATGAACTCCTCTTTAACTATGGGCTTACCATTGGACCATGTTAATCTATTCTTCTTTGTAACTATAGGTCCCTTCATGATAGCTGTGGGTGCCCATGATAGATCCTCAATGAAATCTGAGAGGGCTGGGTAGAAGGACCCTGCTTGTAAGTTATCCTCTATATCCCTAGAGATCTTAGAGAAGGAGTGCTTAGCTATAGATTTAATTTCTTCTACTAGGGAGTTCTCTAGGTCTCTACGACTCTGGTTGATGGCCTTGATATCCTTGCCATCCCTAGGTTCTATGGTTTTAAAGTGGGACTCTATCTTCTCTTGTAGATCCTTAGGTAACTCAGGTATACTAGTTGGCTCAATAGAGTAGGGTTTCTCAGAGGATAGTAGGATATCTTTAATGAAAGAAGAGAGTGCCCTAGCCTTAGCTGAGGTGAGACCTATGAATATATTAGGTTCTCCACTAGCTACGATCCTAGATGCATCCTCTTCTGAGTACTCCATATTAAAGGCAGCTAATGAGTCCTCGATATCATCCTCTACTCCTGAGGATTGCCTGTTATTATCGTAGTCTCTGTACTTACGTAGGATATACCCAGCTAGGGCATCCTCTTGGATAAGCTCAGGTTCTACGGTAGGGGCTTCTCCTCTGGGGAGCATACCTCCTATGTGATCATCTTGTAACATTAGTGTCATAGTTATACCCAATTCCTTTTAGTTACTCTTTTGATTTGTCTTGATTTAACACTGTTACCTAAGAACCCATACACCATAGGAGCAAAGGTTAATGCTAAGGAGTCTGTGATATCTGGACTAGGTAGCCCCATCCTCTTAATCTCTTTCTTAGTTAGAAGCATGATCTGCATCTTATTATTGTATGTATACGCAGTACCATTGAGCTGGGAGAGTAACTCAGGGTGATCAATGATATCAGCGTTATTGTATAACCAATCCCTCATCTCTCCATAGATCTGTGCTCTTAGGTTACCATAGGTCCTAGGATCACTAGGCTTATTAGATACTATAACTTCTTTAACTGGTAATCCTAACTCGTTCATTCTATCATAGGTACCAGCCCCTACCCCAATGGAGTCACACATAATAGATACTGGGTACCATTTATGGTAGTAATCTATACCCTTAGCTGCTACCTCCATAGTAGATAGCCCTTTGTACTCTGTGATATCTAGGAGCTTGGGTCCTTGCCTAGTTGTGAATACTGTACTATCTGCGCCAAAGCGGGCTATGTCTAGGCCACTTATGCGTGGGTAGTTAATATAAGAAGATTCAGATAGGGATAGGGATGTAGCTGTGTCTATCACTGTACTATCGAAGAATTGGTTCTCTCCGAAGCGACCAAACTCTCCTAGGACACGCATCTTATAGTTATCAGAGTCCTCGCCATACTGAGCTGCCATATCGGAGATCCAGGCATCCGTTGATTGAGCTGAGTCTATGGCATTGAATGTAAGTTTGTCCCATCTAGGATTATCCTTAGCGAAGATCTCATAGAATCTACCATGGTTTTGAATGGGGTTTGCCGTCATAATAAATCTTGAGATGGCTGAGGAGCCTAGGGTACCAAGTAGGGTATCAAAGACTTCTTCATTTAACCCATTAGCTTCATCTCCAATTACTGTGTAGGATGCACTATGCCCACCCTGAAGAGAAGTTAAATTAGAGGGCGATCCAGTTACCATATTAAGTATCTGGTAGGGACGACCCTTGATGTATACAGATTCTTTAAGTATCTCAAAGAAGTCCTGGAACATCTTAGGCATCTTACTGTGCCACTTAAGGAACTCTGAGTGAAAGACTCTAGAGAGTAACTGTGATGATGGAGCTGTAACTAAGATACGACAGTCCTCATCAGTTAAGAGGAAGAATAGAGAGAGCCAAACTAGAGTAGCAGTCTTACCTGCTCCTTGGGAGGATTTAACTGCTACCCTTGAGTGTTGCTTAGTTGAGCAACGAACTAATTCCTTCTGTTGTTCATCGAGAATTACACTAAATAAGGATTCAATTGCTGTTATTGGATTAGCTTTGTAGTAGGATAGTAACTCAGCTAACTTATCATTAACTCCCATTGCTATCCTCTATTGTATATGTTGATTCCTTAGTCATATGTATTAGTCTATCTAGGGCCTCATTGGGATCTACGGTCTCTACGATTACCTTATCACTATAGGCTCCTACTGATTTACCTAGGAGTTCTAGGGTCCTAAGTAGTAACTGTCTCTCCTTAGTTCCTAGATACTCGTAGCTATTTAATTGTTCTAGTTGTTCTAGTAGGGAGGATCTAATGTAATCTGAGTTGACTGGGGAGGACTTTAGGTTCTCCTCTCTCAGCCTCTGTAACTCTGCTTTTACCCTAGGGATAGATCGTATATACTGACCCTTAAGTTTATCAGCGTTTGTATTGACATCTGAGGAGCAGTGTATCCTATGTAAATTGAAGAGGGATGCTTCCTTTAGTGATTGGGTATTATCCTTGGTTAAGTGGTATGAGTGAGCATAGATTAGATCAGCGTCCTCCTCCTCTATCTTTTTTATTAACTCATCGGAGATGTATGAGGGTTTCCTGAAGTTATTCTTGTATCTTGGGAGGGCTGAGTATGTGGAGAGTAGGGAGTGTAGCTCTTTGGATGTGGTGAATTCTTTGTAAAACTTAGAGATGAAGGTCTCTATTGTTCTGTGGGGTACATTGTACTTCTTAGCTATCTCGGTTATCGTAGTATTCTTAATGTAATCTCTGAGTACTGAGTATTTGTCCGAGGTACTTAGGGATTCTATAGTGGTTAACTTGGTTTTCATTGTGGGTTCCTCCTTATATCTACGGTATTATCCTATAGTTCCAGATTTTTGGGGAGTGCAAGGCTAACAGAGGGATCTAGGGGATCTGTGTATCCCTTTAGATGGGGGGTCGGAGGGAGCTGAGGGAGCTGAGGGAGCTGAGGGAGCTAGGGGCCTGGGTTTATTAGATATTTATGGGTGTGTAGAGTGCGGGGGTATCCCCAGCGTAACGGGGGGACTCCCTCGAATCCCCAGCCCCCGCCCCCTCGGATTCGGAGGTCCCGGTTGGGTCTGAAGAGTCCGGTGATTCCAAGGGGAGTGAGGGG